ATGCAAACATCACAATACTTTATCAGTAAGACGCAACCGGACAAATCTAAAATGTCAGAGTTGGCTAACTACTGTGCAATGATTGAAGATGGTGTAGATATGGATGATGATAATCATTTTAAAGAAAGAGTAGTATGACAAAAGAGTTATGGATTCCTAGAAAAGATGGCTTTAAGAAAGCTTTAGAGTACATGAAGGGTAGATCTGATGGAGTTATTAAATCTATACAGACACCTTGGCCTAAATTTAATGATGCTACTACTAACGGTATTGAGTGGAATACACTTAATGTAATTGGTGGTAGACCAGGTGCTGGTAAAACTTTGATTAAAGACCAAATTATCCGGGAAGCATTTGCTCTTAACCCAGATACACAATTTAGAGTATTAGAGTTCAGCTTTGAGATGATTATGCAGACCTCTTGTTTGCGTGACTTTAGTGCAAGTCTCGGTAAGAGTTATAAATATCTGTGTAGTGCAGAGAATAATAAACTTACTAATGAAGAACTGGCAAAATGTTATGAGTTAGCAAAACAGAAGGTGCATTATCCTATTGACACAGTTGAGCAGCCTTGTACTGTAAATGAGATGCGTGATATAGTAGATAAATACATCAATGAATATCAGACAAAGACAATTATTACACTGGACCACAGTATTCTATTAAAGAAATCACCTTATCATAGAGACAAATATGAGATGTTATATGAGTTTGGTGAGATGCTTACAGAGATTAAACGTGTGTATCCTATTACAATGATTGTACTTAGTCAGTTAAACAGAAGTGTAGAGTCACCGGAAAGAAATGAGGATGGTAAGTATGGTAATTACATACTTGACTCTGATATCTTTGGTGGTGATGCTCTATTACAACATGCTGATTTAGTAGTAGGTCTTAACAGACCCGCAAAACAAAAAATTAAATACTATGGACCGGATAGATATATCATTGAAGATGATAAGACATTGGTTATGCACTTTCTTAAAGCAAGAAATGGTGATAACCGGATGTCATTCTTTAAGGCCCAGTTTGAAAAGATGAGTGTCACAGAAATGGAGACACCACCAACACAAGAAAGAAGAATAAAAACTGTATGATAAGCACAAAACCAACACAAAAACTTACTACGGAAGAAAGAAAGAAAAGGATCCAAGACTTGTATGAGTATCAAATGGAAAAATTCATGCAAGAAGGTGTATCTGAACCTTTATTTATTCCAAAAATGGCCTATAAACCGGCTATGAAAGATGAGAAACACATTACATTCTTTGCTAGTGAATTAGAGAGAGCAGAGTATTATGATGTACCTAAGAATATTTACACTGAATTTATTAGTAGTGAGTATATTCCTGAAGATCCTAAGCGTACATTGTACAAGTGGGTATTTAATCCACACTGGAGAACAGAGTATGACATTATTGAAGCTACAGAAAGTATTCAAGAAAGATTTATGATCCCTGTAGCAGAGTTAAGAATTGTAAATCTAGAAAAGAAAGAACCTATTAAGATACCAACTTTGGATCTAGGTCCTACAGATGAGCCCTTTAACATGCTTACAATTAGAGATCTTGCTGCTATCATGCTGAAGAAGCCTGTTAGTAACAAGCAATGGTTAAATGAAATTATAAAATCAAAATAATATGGCACAAAGTATCTTAGTAATCGCAGAGAGCGGTGCAGGTAAAAGCACAAGTATTGCAAACCTGGACCCAAAAGAAACATTTATTATTAACGTTGCAAACAAACCTCTTCCATTTAAAGGATGGAAGTCTAAGTACAAAATCTGGAGTAGAGAAGACCAAACAGGTAACATGTATACAAGAGCAGCTTCTAAAGAAATTGAAGCCTGTCTTAAATATATTAGTGAGAAGAGACCTGAGATTAAGAATATTATCATTGATGATTTTCAGTACATGTCTGCATTTGAGTATTTTGATAGAGCTGAAGAGAAAGGCTTTGACAAATTTACTAGCATTGCCAAAAGCATTGCAACAATTGCAAAACTTCCAACTGTATTGCGTGAAGACTTATATGTGTTCTTCTTAACTCATGCAGAAGAGTCTCAAGACTTAGAAGGTAGAAGAAAGTTTAAGGCCAAAACAATTGGTAAATTGGTAGATAACAGTTTAACTTTGGAGGGACTATTCTCTATTGTTTTATTTGGTAAAGTAAAGAAAGACAAAGATGGTAACATGCGTTATGTATTTGAGACCCAGAATAATGGTGAGAATACATGCAAGTCACCAGCCGGAATGTTTGAATCCTTTGAGATTCCTAATGATTTAGAATTTGTAAAACAAGCAATAATTAACTACGAAAATTAATAACCATGATTAGTACTAAAGACGTGCAAGCTACAAGTAGCTCGCCAAAGAAAACCCTGAGCCCCGGTGAACACACCGTGAAGATTAACTCTATTGGATTAGAGAGTGTAAGTTACAAAGCAGGTGCATATCACCTGATCCTTAATGTAGAAGGTCCTGATATGGGCGCTGAATTTGAAGGATTCTTAGTAGATAAAGATAACCAAAATGGTCCACGTTATAAGGGTCAGATTGGTAAGGTAAATTTTAGTTACTATCCTTTCTCTGATGGTGAGACCAAAACTGGTATTAAAATCAGCAGAGACTTGAGTATTCTACGTGCAATTCAGCAATTGTGTACTGCTGGTAATAAACTTGAATGGTTTGAAGAAGCAGATGGTAAGTTTGCAACTATTGAGGACTTTGTTAAAGGTGCCAATGTAATTATCTCTGATGGTACATTGTTTAACATGTGTATCAATGGTAAAGAGTATGAGAAGAATGGTTATATCAACTATGATTTGTTCTTACCAAAGTCTAGCAAAGAGGCATATGCATTGGAGTCTGCAGCTGCAAGCCCAAGTAAATTAATCTCTTACAATCCTGAACTACATATCAAGAAAGCAAAGGTAGAAACAGTAGCATCTTTTGGTGATACTAATCCTTTTACCACTGATTCTGGTACATCTACAGGATTTGAGTTTTAAGTTTTAAAGTTTATTGTATAAAAGGGGGATTTTATGGTCCCCCTTTTTTATTATTGCAGTTATGATTAGTACCAAGATCCTAATTCCGGATATAAAGTCAGTACCTATAGCATGGGTATTTGAACATTATTGTAGATTAGATCAGAAGTTAACTGGTCAAGACATTAAGATTAAATCTATCTTCAATCCTAGTGAGAGAACGCCCAGTATGTGTATTTATTTTAAGAAAGATAAAGATAAATACTATTACAAAGATTTCTCTACAGATAAGGGTGGTGACTGTGTTGATTTAGTACAGCAGATACTTGGTATAGATACCCGCTTAAACACAATGCATAAGATTGTAAGAGATTACAATGAATTTGTATTGCATAATAATGGCGGATATGACTTACAAGTATTTAAGCAGTACAATAAATACAAAGTAGATAGATATGAGATACGGCAGTGGAATACACTAGATAAAAGTTTCTGGAGTAAATATGGTATAGGTTCTAGAATGCTAGAGCACTATAACGTAAAACCTCTAAGTACTTACACTATGTTTAAAGAAGAGGATGGTATATATAAAGTCTTAAATATTGAAGGCTCTAATATATATGGTTACTTCAAGAAAGATGGTGCTCTAGTTAAAATCTATCAGCCTAAAGTACAGAAGAAGAAGTTCTTAAAAGTAAAAGATTACATACAAGGTAGTGAGCAACTTGGCGGAAATTCTACATTGTTCATTGTCTCCTCTCTTAAAGATGGTATGTGTTTAAAGAAGATGTATCCCGGTGTAGATTTTCTGGCACCAGATTCTGAGAATACTATGATTAAGAAAGAGTATCTAGATAGTATTAGTAGTAAGTATGAAAACTGCTATATACTATTTGACAATGATGAAGCCGGCAATAGATCCACTGTAAAGTATTGTAATCAATTTAATTATCTGAAACCTTTATATTTGCAATTATCTAAAGACATCTCTGATTCAGTAATGGATCATGGATATCAGAAGGTAAAAGAATATTTAGATAGTAAACTATGACAACATTTATCATACCAGGTAATACACCCTCTAGTAAAAACGGTAGAGTGTGGACAGGCAGATACAGCATAGCAAGTGCAGCCACAAGAAAATGGAAACTTGCAACAGATGAACACTGGAAATCACAAGCAAAGCAGTTTAGAAAAGAATCTAAAGGTCTTAGTAAACCATTGTATGTAGAGTTTAAGTTCTATAGAAAGAGCAGACATAAGTTTGACTTGATTAATATAGCACAAGCTGTACAAGATGCAATGGTAAACTATGATTGGATAGATGATGACAATGCTGATGAACTTGTTCCAGTATTTGCTACCTATGTGTATGATAATAAAAATCCAAGAGTAGAAATTAAAATTCTTAAGTGATGGAAGTAAAAAAGAAGATTAAAGTAATGTATGCTTTTAGTCAAACCGCAGCGCTTTATGTAGATGTTCATGGTTGGGATGCATTGTTTGCTGAAAAGCATGAATTAATGCAAGAAGACTATGACTATGGTATTAAAGAATTTGATACCAAGAAAGAAGCTGAAGCTTATGTACAGGGTGTGAATGATGCTAATGGTTGGATGGACCCTATTGCTGAGCTGGCGTGAAAGAATCAGATTTAAAAGAAATTAGAAAGGCTTATATATTAGCCAAAGCACTTAATGTGCAGTACCAGTTCATTAGAGAACTTGTAAATCCAGAACTTAAAAAAGCTGTAAACGAGGCAAAAGCTAAGAACTCTCATGTTGTATCTATAGTGAATAGATATTTCTCTAAGAGAAATGTAGATGGATCGTTTGTAGACCAAGAAGAGGAATTAGCATTTCAGTTTTTAGAGGAACTGGATAAAATTACAAAACTTTAAAACCAATTTACTATGAAAAAAGACGAAGAACTGGCATTAGCCGGGAAAGAACTTATGCTTGAACAACCCTTCTATGGTATGTTCTTGATAGGTCTTAACAAAGAATGGAATGACAGAGTTCCTACTGCTGGTGTCAGCAAACACAACATTAATTATAAGCTTGTAATTAACTCAGAATTCTGGGCAAACTTACCACATGATCACAAGAAAGGCTTATTGTGGCATGAGTTATTACATATTGTGTTTGATCACCTTAACCTGAGAGATGAGTTTGCAGATAAGCGGTTATTTAATATAGCT